TCCTTATCCCGCTCCAAGGTTCGCCTCGGACGAAGAAACAGGGCTATTTGTCGCGCCCGGAAACAGGACCAAATGACAATCACCGGCTACCAAAAACGGATCCTCGAAACAGCGCCCGAGGTTGGCAAGAACAAAGCCGAACGCTTGGCTATCAAGCTCGTAAAGCGCCAGGAACGGATGCAAGAGCAGTTCGACTTCTACGAATCGCTCCGCATCTTCGGCGTCATAACGGACACCACGCCCCGCGACGCTATCCGCAACATCGAAGACGCAGCCAAGCAGGCAGCCGCGTGAACGACTTGGAGAGTATCCGCGCATGGTCGATTGGCTCCCCATCGCTGCCTGATCTAAAGCCGTATGTGTATGGCGGCGATCAGCCTTACGTCCCGCCCGTGAAGCTGACCAGGGCCGACAAGGCATGTGAGGCGGGTGATTGTGCCGGCCCTATCCACGCGAAGGGTTATTGCGCCGCGCATTACCGGAAGGTCAAGCGTGGCGTGCCCCTCGACTCAGACACGCGACGCCGCGAGTTCGACCCGTCATTCTGCGGGACAGTCTCGGGCTCTAAGAGGCACCACTACCACGGCGTACCCCTATGCCAGCCATGCAGGGACGCGAAGAACGCATACGACCGGGCGCGACGAGCCGGGAACACCAAGAAAAAGGAGACGGGCGATGCAAGCAATGGTTCTTGACGACTGGGACGAGGACTGGAAGGACGACGCCATAGCAACCATCGTCGCTATCTCTCAGGCGCAGGATTCCCTGAGCAGTGACGATCTGCGCCGAGTGATGCGCCCACCTAACCGGCCAGCCCAGTACGGGGCCGCGTTCCGGTCCGCACAGACGCAGGGCTACATCGAGCCTATCGAGTCGCAGAAGTCCACCAGCAAATCACGTAACCACGGCCGCAACCTCAGGTGGCGCCGCAAATCTGAAGGGACCCAGTCATGAGTTTGAACGGTTTGTATGTCCTCGCGTGGGTGGCGCTGATCATCGGCGCTGTCATCATGATTCCCCGCGCTATCCGTTACGACCTGGTCATGTCGGCTATGGAGGACATGGACGACGAAGAGTTGGCCGCATTCCTGGACGAGTTCCCCGACGCAATCAGGTGGCGGGCATGAGCGAACCGATTTATTGCCCGGCCCAGACGTTCCGCGGGAACCGTTTCGAGCCCAGCGAATACTGCGAAACGGAAGTAGCTGACTACGGCGACCTGTGTAGCCAGCATGACGCCGAAGACCGGGCAGACGCAGACTACGAGGCGCACCGGGAGCGTGAACGTTATGGCGACTAAGGCCCCGTCTATGTGCGCTGGTTCGTGCGGGCGCCTTGTCAGGCCGCACCGGGCCGACGCCGATAAATGGCCCGGCACCACGAGGGTCCGCTCGCAAGGAATGTGCTTCCCATGCTGGCGGGTCACGTACCGGCCAACAGTGCAGTTCCGGTCTTGTGAGCGGTGCGGGCATATGACGCGCCCCAAGATCATGAAAATCGGGGACGTTCCGGCGGGCATGGAGACCAGGTATCGGATCGGGAACCTGTGCCAGAACTGTCACTACGCCCAGGGCGAGGTAACCCCGGAGCGTGTGCGCTACATCAAGGGCGAGTTGTTCGCCTATCTGCGGTCTAGGGGCCGCGCCCTCCCAGAGGAACTAACAGAGGCAGTCTGATGACCACTATCAACCCGGCCGCGGTGTTGCGGCTCGCACAGGCAGTACCTGAGAACCCTGAGAACTACATCATCCTCCGCGAGCTGGTCCACGCTTTGAAGGACCTTGTGACCATCGCTGACAAGAAGGACGCGGAGTCGTGAGGGGCTGGTTCAAGCGTCGCCCGGTAGTGTCCACTCCTCCGAAGCCGGATGTTGCTGAGCTGCTGATCCTGCGCTGGCACGGGCTGACCCCGGAGCAGTGGGATGCGTTGCCGGCCATCGTCAAAGTAGACCACCGCGAAGCCTACTACCGGGTATGGGGGCTGGCAGGGTGAACGCGACCGCCGCCACTGTGGCTCTTGCTGCTGTCCCGTCTACGGCGACGTTCGGCCTGCCTGAGACGGATACGCACCTTATAGCCAAGTTACGCGCAATGGACCCGGCCCTACTCGCAACCATCACCACCAAGGAAGCCCAGCCATGACAGCCGCGGATTACCTGGCTGAGGCTGCCGACCTCGCAACACAGGCGGCAGAGTACCGGGCACTCACCGAACAACACACCCACCTAGGCCGCGTGTTCGACTACCAGGCGCCACTCCCGCCCCAACCCAACTACCGGCCCCGCGAATGGGAAACCACCACCTAACCAAAGGACGCACGACGATGTGTGAAGCAGCAGAACGCAACCAGCAAGCATTACACGCGATCAAAGCAATGACCGGGACATGGACCATCGACCTCGGCCTGCTCAAGCAAATACTCACCGGACCATGCACAAACCACGAGGGGGACAACAATGAACACCTGCCCGAACTGCCATAAGAAGGGCGGCGCACTTACCGCCAGCCCGCACTGCGCGAGCAAGACCTGCACTTGGAATAAGTGCAGCTGCGGAACCACCTACGACCGGAACACCGGCAAGGGGTTCTGATGTGCAACCCGACCAAGCAACCACCACGCCGTGACATGTACCAGCTCGAAGAATCCATGAGGACCGCTAACAACGGTCCTTCTTTTTTGCCCGCTCATAGGCGGATCCGGGTAGGCGCCGGCAACGACGAACGCCGCGCCCAGGTCTACAACGCGGAATACATGAGCGACGGCACCCACTACGCCCGGTTCGACAAGCCGTGGACGGCGTTCACAGCCATCGACTTCCGCACCTTCAAAACACACGCCGAAGCCCTCGCTTGGGTCCTACAGGAAGCACGGAAATGACACTGACGACTTACGAAGAGTTGGAGCAGGGCACGCCGGAATGGTTGGCTGCACGGTGCGGCATCGTCACGGCGAGCGTCGTTGGGCAGCTCATCACGCCGAAGACCGTCAAGCCCGCCGCGAACGACTATTCCCGGGCTTTGGCGGTCACTCTGACGGCCGAACGCATCACCGGGTACGTCGAACCCATCCACGAAAACCAGGACATGCTCAGGGGCACACTGGACGAGCCGTTCGCACGCGACAAGTACGCGGAACACTTCGCGCCAGTGACCGAACTCGGCTTCATGGTCCGCGATGACTGGGGCTTCCGACTCGGCTACTCCCCCGATGGCTTGGTGGGTGATGACGGGCTAATCGAAATCAAGTCCCGCCGGCAGAAGAAGCACCTCGCCACCATCCTTGCCGATGAAGTCCCGCTGGAGAACATGGCCCAGTGCCAGGCGGGCTTGCTTGTTTCCGGCCGTGAATGGATCGACTACGTGTCCTTCTGCTCAGGAATGCCGCTGTTTACGAAGCGCGTAACCCCGGATCCCAAATGGCAGGCAGCCATTCTCGAAGCCGTCGAATCATTCGAGGCCGCATCCGCACAGATGGTCGAACGCTACACCGAAGCTACCGCCGGAATGCCACCAACCGAACGCCTAGACCACTTCGCAGAAATGGAGATGTACTAATGGACCTCGATATGACCGAGAGCCTGGCGCCGAAGTCGGACCAGCTTGACGCGATAGACCTTGTTTCCGGGCCGCGCACGTTCACGATTGAGAGCGTCAGCAAGGGCAACGCTGAGCAGCCGTTCAACTTCCACCTTGCCGGGTTCCCGCGTGTATGGCGTCCAGGCAAATCCATGCGACGGGTTATCGCCGCCGCATGGGGAGCGAAGACATCCGCGTACATCGGGCAGTCCGTGACGCTCTACTGCGACCCGTCCGTGCAATTCGGGAACGAGGCTGTAGGGGGTACGCGCATTAGCCACATGTCCGGCCTTGATAAGCCGCTGAAGGTCCCACTGCTGGTCAAGAAGGGCCGGTCAGCGATCTTCACCGTGCAGCCCCTCCCCGACGCACCCGCCCCTGAACCTGCTAAGGACTGGCTCGCACTGGCAGACCTTGCAGCAGGCGACACGGACGCACTCCGCGCCCTCTGGATCGACGCCAAAGCAGCAGGCGCCGACAACAACACCCTGACCACCATCAGCAACAAAGCGAAGGAAGCAACAGCATGAGCGACATCACGACCGTAGGAAACGTAGGCGAACCGGCCCTGAAGTTCACCCCGCAGGGTAAGCCGGTCCTTGAGTTCTCACTGGCCGAGAACCACTCCAAGAAGAACGCTCAGGGCGGCTGGGATGAGGACGGCACCACTTGGCGCCGCGTGACCATCTGGGACAAGAAAGCCGAAACCCTGGCCGAGGTGTTGAAGAAGGGTGACCGGGTTATTGTCACCGGCTCCGAACGCCTCCGCGAGTACACGGCCAAGGATGGCACGCAGGGGAAGTCGCTGGAGATCAACGCCCGCGACATCGGCATCATCCCCCGCGCCGCACAGAACGGCACACAGCAGGCATCAGGCGGCTGGGGCGGCAACACTCAGGGCTTCGGCAACCCCAACGACACGAACCCGCCGTTCTAGTGGCGTTCCGCACGAAGCCCCGCGGCATTCACGCGACGTTTGAGACTACGTGCGGCTGCGGCGGCGTCTTGACCGTGACTAACGGCAGGATCGACCCCCACACCTGCGAACGCATCACCGGGACCCTCGAAGAAGTCCTAGCCGCACTCGACAACCGATAACCCAAACCACAGGGGCGCTCCACACGGGGCGCCCCTAGTCGTACCCAGAAAGGGCACCATGACTATCACCGTTTACACCAAGCCCAACTGCCAGCCCTGCCGCGCAACGAAACGCTGGCTCGACAAGCGCGGTGTGGACTACAGCACCGTGGACGTAACCACCTCGCCGGCGGACCTCGAAGCCATCAAGGCCCTCGGCTACGAAGGCGTGCCCGTTGTCATCGTCTCGAACGGCGACGCGGAAACCGACCTCCACTGGCACGGATTCCACCCGGACAACCTCGCCAAGTACACCACCCCTGTCGCCCAGGTCGCGTGACCTCCTGCGCCCGAGGGTGCTGCTGGACTCCCTGGCAGGCGTGCGCTCAACAACGAGCGTGCGCCTGCCACTGGGACGACAATCGGCCCGCCAAAGAACCAGGCGACTCATATCGCCATGCCGACCCAACCGCCCGCACAGCCATCAAAAACGTGATGAAAGGAAAGAAGTAATGGCCTACGTCTACAAAGGCAAGATCCGCGACGTCGAAGAAGAACCCACCCGGCCCGCAGCGTGCGGAACCAACAGCGGATACATGCGACACGGCCTAGACAAAACCCCCAAATGCCAGCCCTGCAAAGACGCCCACGCCGCAGCAAACCGCAAACACCGCAAAGCCCCAAAGATGCGGAACCAATGCGCCACCTACCCCGGCTACATGCGCCACGTACGCGCCGGCGAACAACCCTGCGACCTATGCCGGGCAGCACACGCACGCTACATGGCCGAATACCGGGCACGCAGCAAACAGGCTAGCCAGGCCGCATAACGACAACGAAAGGAAGGTGCCCAGTGGCCCGCATTAGGACCATCAAGCCGGACTTCTGGACCGATGGGAACATGGTTCGCCTCAGCCCCTTCGCCCGCCTGCTTTACATCGGCATGTGGAACTTCACCCTTTGCGACCACGGGCACGTAGCCGACGACGCTATGAAGCTGAAGCTTCAAATCCTGCCGATGGACAACATAGATATAGACGCGCTGCTGGCAGAGATCATGTCGGCTGGCCGGGTGGTTCGAGTGGCCGACCAGGAAGGCA